GGAATAGTAGCTGCAATGAAGTTTGGAGCTATTTCTTACGATGAGGCTAAAGAAAAATGTCAATATTATTTTGATATAGCTGACAAAAAGGGAAAAGAAATATCTAAAAAACATGGCAAAAAATATACCCCAATTAACTTTACAAAATTCGCGCGATAAGTTTTTATTAAACAAAGAAGCAAGAGAGTATTTTCAATTAACTGGCAGAATAGGAGGCTTAAAAACTTTTTCAAGATACGGAGAGGAACATTATAAAAAAATTTCCAAGATAGGATTAACAAAAAGATGGAAAAAACAAGAGAAAAATGCCGTAGTTGTGGAATAGATCTTTTAGAACCTAGATACCCTTATGATAATGGTTATTGCAGAAAGTGCTATAAAAACAATAAAAACAAAAAATTATTACAAGAAGGAGACATGTGCCTAAAATGTGGTGGAATAATTAAAAACAGAGGAATCTGGGAAGACAAAACAAAGATGAAAATGATCGGCAGAGTTATAATTTGTCCTGCTTGCGAACACTTATATAGAAGGGCCGGAGAGACAGAAGACCAATAATTTTTACAAATGGAAGAACAACCAAAAAAAACAGGAGAAATCAGGGACGATAAAGGACGGTTTGTGGCTGGAACAAGTGGAAATCCAGCAGGCAAACCTAAAGGCGCGGGAATATCCATAACCACTGAGATTAAAAGAAAATTAGAAGAAATACCCAAAGGACAGAAGTCTACCTATCTGCAACTTTTAATCGCCAGAATAATGAAACAGGCAATTCAAGACGGAGATCAGCAAATGATTAAAAACATCTGGAACTATATAGACGGCATGCCTGTACAAAGAAATATACACGAAGGAGACGAAGAAAGACCAATCCCACTAGATATAAAAGCAACGATCTCTAAAATATATGGTAACGATACCCCTACAAAAGTTTCTAGAGACAGCTAGAATAGCAGGTAGCCCTCAAGATCAGGTTGAAAACTTTATAGTAGCATCTCATGTTCCTTTACCTTGGCAATGGAGATTTCACGCCTTAGCAAGAGAAGCTGACAAACCAAATGGTCCAGTAGATATAGGAACAGGTGGAGCTAGAGGTCCAGGTAAATCTCATGCTGTTATGGCACAGGCAGCCTTGGATGATTGTCAGAGAGTATCGAGATTAAAAGGTCTTTTTTTGCGACAAACTGGTTTAGCAGCTAAAGAGAGTTTTGATGATCTTATTTTAAAAGTGATTTCTGGAAGAATTCCTTTTGAAAGAGTAACCAACTCAATTAAATTTCCCAATGGATCAAGAATAATCTTAGGTGGCTTTAAAACTGCAAGTGACATAGACAAATATATCGGGATTGAATATGACTTTATGATTGTAGAGGAGCTAAATCAGTTAACAGAAGATAAATATACAAAATTACGAGGATCATTAAGAACAAGCAGAAATGATTGGAGACCCAGGATTTATACATCATTTAATCCAGGCGGAATAGGTCATGCTTTGGTTCATAATAGATATATTAGAGAAAAACCTAATGGTGTAGAATTTGTGGGCGGTACTTACAAAGACAACCCGTTTTTAAATAAGGAGTATATTGAATATTTAGAAAGTTTGCCTGGTGCGTTGGGTAGAGCCTGGAGAGAAGGTGACTTCGACCAATTTGAGGGACAGTTTTTTAGAGAATTTAGACGAGAACTTCATACCTGTAAGCCATTTATACCTAGAAGAGAAATACCCAAATATGGAGGAGTTGATTGGGGCAGAGTAGCACCTTTTGTTTTTTTAGCTGCACTATTAGACATGGTAGAACTAGAAGATGGTCGCGAATTTCATAGAATATGGGTATACAAAGAGATAGATGGTACTGATAAAAATCCCAAAGAATGGGCCAAAGCAATCTCAGACAAAGTTAATTTAAAAGAATTTGTCAAAATTCAATGTGATACTAAAATGTTTTCTCCAGGAGACGATGGCTCAATTTCAATTATAGATCAGTTTAAAAAGGCATTTGATAAATTAGGTTATAGCCATGTTCCTCTCAAAAAGACAAACAAAGATAGGATTTCAGGTTGGTCAGTTGTACACGACTGGCTATCGATTGCTCCAGATGGACTACCGTATTTATTAATAACTGAGAATTGTGTTGATTTAATTAATACTCTTCCGCAACTTGTATACGACGAGAATAATGTTGAAGATGTAAATACAAACGGAGATGACCACTGGGCAGACGCCTTACGTTATATGCTGAAGCATATCAAATGGATCGACGCAAAGGCGGGCGGTATCCATCAGAAAGAAGAAAAAAAATACAAACAATCAATGATAACCAAGCTTGACCTGGACGCTTTTGGTAGAATAAACAAAGGTAGAAGGAGATACAGACAGGTATGAGGGTTTTGATCCGAGAAGAAGTCAAAGATATTGACGTAGTAACGATCGCCATAGTGGAAAATTTTACGGACAATTTCAAAATGTTCAACTGTCCGACCTGTAAGAACCCAGTGTTTCAGTACAAGGGGAGGCTCGTTTCCATAATACCTGGGTACGCTCCGACTGAGATACCCATACTTATCCAGTGCTCAAATTCGCAATGCAGACAGAAATATTTGCTGTCCGCCATCTTCTCAAGGGAAGTCTAGCTTTAATGCTATAATTTAGATAGTATGGATGACAACTCCCAAAAAGAACCCATCTTAATGCAAGACCCGCTCAGCCTTGAGATTGAAGACGAAGAATTGGTTGATATCATTGGGGATAAATTAAAAAATAACGAGGCCGAATTCGAAAAAAAATATCACCTGAAAGACAGGCGGGAAAAGAATGAAAAATATTACCTGGGCGAGCAAATAGACACCAAGAAACTCAAGGATTACGAGGGCAAATGGCTGGACAACGTGATTTGGGAATCGGAGCGCCAACTCAAGGCCATATCAGTTTCCAAAATGCCAGATTTTATTGTTACTCCAGGCGTCCAAGGCGAAGAGGCACAAAAGATAGCGGACGACATCAGCAAAGTAATCGACGCCAGAAGCAAGACCCGCGAACGGAGACAGGTTTTGACAATGGCCTTCAAAAGAGAACCCCTTGATTTTTTTGGAACTATTAAATGGCTCTGGAATCCCGAACTCGGGGAACACGGTGACATAGAATACAAATGGGTTTTGGGTGAGGATATAGTTTTGGACGCATTTTCGAATACAAACGAAGCTACTGGAATGGACATCATTGGCGAGAGGTTGCACTGTAGCTTGAAGGAAATGATTGTAAGATTCCCCGACAAAGAAAATGACATATTAGAGGAAGCCAAAAAGGACGGGCTGAATTTTGACAAGTATGACAAGCCACCAGAAAAGGGACTAGCCACAATAGTACATCCATGGGAGGTATGGTTTACTTGGTACAACAAGGTTGGAGACAAGTGGGAACGCATTGAGGGTGTAGCTTGGAAATATCATAAAAAAATTCTCCACAAAATGAAAGACCCCAACTGGGATTGGGGAGGAGAGAAGAGACTTTTCTCTTATAAGGAACTATTGACTGAAGAAAAAGTGAGGGAATCAGTCCTATCCAATCAACCGATGGCAGGAATGAGGGAAGAAAAAGTTTACAGAAACTACTTCAAAAATCCAGAGAAGCCGTACATTTTTATGTGTTCTGATTTACTCGGCAAGTCGCCGATCAGTGTTACTTCGAGGATAGAGCAGCTTATCCTGATGCAATATAGCTTGGACGATAGGGGCAAGGTTATCCAAGAAAAACTTGCCAATAGGGTAAAGCACATTTTCTCGAAGGAGACTGGCCTGAAGGCAGATGATATTGAAGAAATGGACTTGAATGATCCCGATGAGGATTTATTAGTCGACGGAGACATAAACAAGACACATGGCGTTATCCCCCCCGATCTCCCGACAGCCCAGGAATTCAAAGATTATGAAGATACCAGGAACAGGATGTTCGCCAAGGGAGGCACGAACGCCACGAGGGGGGAGATTCAGAGCGACACTGCTACCTCAAACCAGATAGCAAGGGAGGGCAATTTTGCGCTGGATGACAATTTGGTAGACGAGACGATAACCTATGCGGCGGAAAAAATGGTCAGGGCGGACTTGCAACTCACAAAACTAAGAAGGAGCGAAGAGGACTTTACTGAAGTTTTAGGTGAGGACGGGAAAAGCACTTTTTATAAGTTCCAGCGGGACATGATAAATGACGGGATGGTAGTAATATCAACAGCGTCTGGTACAGACAAACTGAAAGCGGAACGTAGAGCGATAGATTTAGCGAAATTGAAGTTAATTGATCCCCATACATTTTACAAAGATATCGGAGCTTCTGATCCAATGGGGAGGACAATGAAGCTGATGATGTTTTTACAAAGTCCGGCTGAATATACAGCCAAATATGGTTTAGGTCTTCAAGACTCACAAGCTATGGGCAATAAATTGAATGGGGAAAATGGCCAGCAAGCAATACTAGATATTCAGCAATTGCAGCAAGGACAGCAACCAAATGTCCCACAATCGCCGACACCAGAATATATCGATACTTTAAACAAATTTATCCAGTCGCCAGAATTTCAAGCTCTCAATCCACAAATACAGCAAATAATAGTACAGTTTGCTAAACAGGTGATCGACAAGACAAGTGGAGCAACTGAGAATCCTCCCTCAAATCAATTCGGACAAGGTGGAGAAACAAATAACCCGCCCGCCAATCCTACGCCTACGAATACTAGTGCCATGCCGACCGAACCACCGACGCTACCGTCGGGATCGACGAGAAACTTGTGATATAATTTATTTAGAAAGAGAGGGTATCACCATTCCTTGGAAAGCAGTTAAAAGAGGAAATAAAGCGGTTATTATAAAGTCTGATACTGGCAAGGTAGTCGGCCATTCCAATTCACTGGCTAAAGCTAAAAGTTCTGTAAGAGCTCGCTATGCCGCCGAAGGTGGTTACAAGATGCGTAATAGCTCAAGCTCCGAGCACAATTCCCCACCCGTAAAAAAGGAGATGGACAAAAAAATAGCAAAGAAAAAGGGCATGTCGAACGAGGAGATGAAAAAGATGATGACTGAGCGCATGAACAAAGAGATGGGCAAAATAGCCTGATTGTGATATCATGTTTTTATAAGTCAAAAATATGACAAACCCCACAGACACAAAACCCACGGAAGAAACAAAAGACGAGAAGGCCGTTGAGGAGACTCCAAAGGAAGAAGTCAAAGATGAGGAAATAACAGAGGAATCTGTGGATGAAAAAGTGGAAGAAAAAGGCGAAATCGTTGAAGAGGAGTTTGACGTCGAGGAATTTAAAAAATCCACAGTAGAAGAAGCGCAGAAGGCTGTCATGGAGAAGATAGCCAAAGGCCTCGGCCTTACCAAGGAGGAAAAGGAAGAAGCGCAGAAAGAACTTGTTCCTCCATGGGAACAGAGAGGAGAAACAAAGCCAAAAAGTTGGAAGGAACACGCCGAATACTCGGCCGATCTAGCGGAGTGGAAAAGAAAGCAAACAGAGGCCGAGATTGCTAAATCTCAACAAGATCAAGAAAATGAAGCCACGGAAGTAAACAAGAAATGGAACGATTATTGGGATAGTGAACTTAAAGGGCTTGAGGAGTCGGAAGAGATACCCTTAGTCAAAGATGAGAAAGACTCCAATGATCCAGGCAAGAAGATAAGGATAAAACTGTTTGCCAAAATGAAGGAGGTTGGTGACAAGAGGCAGGCGGAAGGATTGGCACCGATAACCTCTGTGGAACTTATATATAGAAAGTACAAAGATGAATTGAATGAAGAGCCTTCTGGAAGTGACGCGCCAG